GAAGTTCAATGATGGAAGGATTGTTATTCACAATACAATAGTCCGCGGTGACAACTACGATAATATTACATCAAGACAGGAGGAATATTTCATTACTAATGGGTGGGACGCCGGTAGGTATAAATTATGCTTAGAAACGTACCTACAAAGACTCGATACAGCTGAATCAAAAGATCAAAGCGAAGAGAATATAAACTCAAAAATAGAATTATTCACATCTAAACTTACCGAATCCTTGGATAATAGAAAAGATATGAGTACATTCGCTAACTAAATCAAATATAATGGAAGAAAAGAAAAGACACTACAAGTCACTTACTAATCCGGATTTCCTTGGGGCATGGGACTTTAATGAAGGAGAGAAGCGAATCCTAACGATAAGTAAAGTGGAAGAAGGAGAGGTAATCGGAGAAGGCGGAAAGAAAGATGATTGTGTGGTAGCGTATTTCACTACAGGATTACCTATGGTATTGAACGTGACGAATATGAAGGCGATTACAATAGCTCACAGAACTCCGTACGTCGATGATTGGATCGGTAAATCGATTCTTGTAGAGGTTAAGCAAGTGAAAGCGTTCGGAGACATCTGGCCCGCACTTCGAGTATCTACAACGGCACCGAAGCAAGACAAAGCCGAACCGAAAGAGAAGCCTATTCTAAAGAAAGAATCAAAGGAGTACGAGAAAGTAGTAACATTCTTAAAGTCCCAGGGAGATGTCGAATTTGACGTGGCTTTTGCAGGTCCAAGCAAGAAGTATAAAATCTCAGCTACATTGAGAGCGCAATTAGAAACTGAATTTAAAACGAAATGATAGCGAGATACGACATAATCCAGAGAGAACCAGAATGGCATGAGATAAAGCATGCTAAGATTGGTGGAACAAAGGGAGGAGTCAAAGAAAAAACACTACTCCCTGATATCATAGCTGAACTCACCGAGCCGTTTGTATATGTAGAGGACGGATTCATAAGCGACGCGATGATGAGAGGTGTGATGATGGAAGAAGAGGCTAGGGAGAAGTTAGAGTTCGAACTGTTCGTGGACTTTAAGGAGTGTGGGTGGTTACAATCTGAAGAAAATGACTTACTAGGCATCAGTCCTGATGGGATTACAGAAGACGAGACCATTATGTGCGAGATTAAATGTCCGTCACCTAAGAAACACATGGAGCAGGTACTATCGGAGAGCATCCTACCTGATTATATCGATCAGTTGATACACGCGTTCGTTGTTAATCCTAAGCTAGAGAAACACTATTTCTGTTCGTACAGGCCGGAGAATAAGCTGAAACCTATATGGTATAGAGAGCTTACAAGGGAGACTGAGATAAACATGGGGCTAAAGAAGACCATCGAGATACCACAGTACGGCGCAAAAGGTCAACCAATAAAGCCAAAAACTAAACAGGTCCCAGATGTTAAAACTATCAGGGAATGGGTTGAAATTAAAACTGAAGAATACAGACTGTTTCGGGAAAAGGTTTACGAGACAATAGAATCAATTAAAAATAAAAACAAATGAAAAAAGAAGGTTTAAAAACAGGGATGCTGGTCGAGTTACGTAGAGGTGATATTTGCATGGTGCTTGATACCACCTTAGTAAGTAAAAATGATTACCACAGTATATGCACTTGGAATTCATTAAATTTTTATGAAGATAACAGAGAATTTTGGGCTGACATAGTTAAAGTGTCAAAAGTGCTAGATGGTTATCTTTTAAAGCCTAAGAACTGGAGCCTCGAAACACTAAACGCAAATCTACTTTGGGAGCGTGAAGAAGTGCCTGAGTATGTGGAGATAGTTAAAAATTGTGACTATTTTAAAGTTGGGGATATACATAAAGTTATTAATTACTTTGATAAAAACACAGAGTATTCATTAAGAACATTAGGTGGTAATGACTTTTGGTATAAACAAGCTAAATCAGTAAAACCATCCACAAAAGAAGCGTACGAAGCACAGTTTAAAAGCACAGAAATGACAATTGAAGAGCTGGAAGAATTAACAGGATTAAAGAATTTGAAAATTAAAAAAAAAATGAAAAATCTAGGAAAATTAACAGCGTGGGGATTATTGCTTGTAGCAGTATTCTTTATCCATATATTATCGTCTCACATTGTATTATCTATAGCTGGACTGTATAGCATAGAACTAATTACTTCAATGTCGTTCTTACAAGTGTTCGGACTACTTATGATTATAGATATCGTGAAGTATAGATACCGACCAGAAAAAGATGAGAGTGCAGAGTTTATAGACAAGCTAATGCGAGCGATTAATTCAATCTTAACCACTACCATGGCGTACCTTATGATGTGGGCCATCGCGTTCTTATCATTCGCAATTTTAAATTAAATCACAAATCAAATAAATATGTTTAAATTAACAGGAACACTAAAAGTAATCAAGGACACAGAGCAGGTAACTGACAAATTTTCGAAAAGAGAATTCGTATTAGTAGACAACTCATCAATGTACCCGCAAGACATTTCATTTCAAGCCGCACAGGATAAGTGCTCTATGCTTGATGGATACATGGAAGGAGAGCAGGTAGAAGTGTCATTCAATTTACGAGGAAGAGAATGGACAAGTCCACAGGGTGAAGTGAAATACTTTAACACATTGGATGCATGGAGAATCGAAAAGTTAGGTCAAGGTATGCCGGTTCAAAATACACCAGCACCGAAACAAGAGGAGCCAGGACTTCAGACAGAAGAAGAAGATGACTTACCATTCTGACAATCAGATAGTTAAGTAGTTAAGATGAAAGATTAAGGTGTAGACGAGTAATAATAATATAACGTCGCTATGTAGAAAACAGCTATCCATAAGAACACGCATAGAAGAGTCAACAGCCATCTCTCTCTTTCATTTTTTTTTTAAGTTCACAATACAATTAAACCAAATACATGCAATACATCGTAACGCGTTTCAGTAACGTCCTGCAGACTTCGACGCCATTCTACAGTCCAGTGTCTGAAATTCTAGACAGGATTAAGAACGGTAACAGCAAAGATATTGTAGAGAAAATCAGGGCTGAAAAGGACAAAGAAAAAAGAAATCAAGTAAAAAAAGAACTTCCAGCTGTATGTTTTTCCGGAGAGTTTTCAAAAAGAGCAGATAATGCCTTGGTAAAACACTCTGGACTTATATGTTTGGATTTTGACGGATTCCAGACTGTTAAGGATATGAATGCAGCTAAAAAACTAATGGCTTCAGACGAATATGTAATGTCTGTTTTCATTTCCCCGTCAGGACTAGGACTAAAGGTGTTAATAAAGATACCGCCAATACCAGAAAATCACCGTAAATACTTCAACGCGTTAGAGGATTACTGGGGAATGGATGAGTTTGACAAGTCATGTAAGAACGAATCAAGGGTTTGTTATGAATCGTACGATCCAAAAATATACATAAATTACAATAGTACCGAATGGACCGACTTATCTGAAGACAAGCCGAAAGAAGTCGATAGGTTTACAGGTAACACAACTGTAACAATTAACGACGACAATGAAATTATCCGCCGGCTAATGATTTGGTGGGAAAAGGATTACGGATTAGTAGACGGATCTAGGAATAACAATTTATTCATACTAGCTTCAGCAATGAATCAGTACGGAATACCAAAGTCCACTACTAAATTTGCATTCAATCAGTTTATTCAAAAGGATCTTCCTGAATCAGAAATATCAGCGGTTATCGATCAGGGCTACATTAATACTGTAGACTTTGGTAGAAAAGCATTTGAAGATGTTGATAAGGTTCACGCTATACGTAGAGAGTTGAAACAGGGTGTGTCTATCAAGGATGTAAAAGAGAAATTAATAAATGAAGGGATAGACAAAGCTGTAGCTGAAAAAGTTGTGACTGAAGCTGACAAGACAGCGCATCAATCAGTACAAGTGTTTTGGAAGAAGTCAGATAAAGGAGTTGTATCGATAACACATCATCTATTCAAAGAGTTTCTAGTTGATAATGGATTTTATAAATACTACCCTGAAGGATCTAACAACTTCATTTTCATACGAAGAGTATCGAATCGTGTAATCAACACTACAGATCAAAACATCAAAGACTTTGTACTTGGATATCTAGAGGACAAAGTTGAAGATATGAGCATATGGAACTTCTTCGCTGACAGGACTAGATTCTTTAAGGAGGATTTTCTTTCATTATTACCTGAGATTGAAATAAACTTTATAGACGATACCGCTGACGATTCATATCTATTCTTTCAGAACGTAGCTGTTAAGATAGAGAGGGAGTCAATATCAGAAATAGAATACGATCATCTTCCTGGGTGGGTGTGGGAAGATCAGATGATACCTAGAAATTTCAAGATGCTTAAGAGTGACAAATGCCAATTCGAAAAGTTCATTCACAATGTGGCTGGAGACGAAGAAGAACGAATTGCGTCAATCGAAAGCACGATTGGATTCCTTATGCACGGATATAAGGACCCTGGATATTGTCCGGCCGTAATAATAAACGATGAAAATATATCGGACAATCCAGAGGGTGGAACCGGGAAGGGTATTTTTATTACTGCTATTTCACACTTAAAAAAAACAGTTGAGATCGATGGTAAGTCGTTTACATTTGACAGAGCCTTCCCATATCAAACCGTGCAACAGGATACACAGACACTTATATTTGATGATGTTAGGGCGTCTTTTGACTTTGAAAGGCTATTCTCTGTTATTACGCAAGGAATAACGCTTGAGAAGAAGAATAAGGATGCTATACGGATTCCATTTAAGAAGTCTCCAAAGATTGCGATAACAACTAACTACGCGATAAAAGGTTCTGGAAACAGTTTTGATCGTAGAAAGTGGGAATTGGAATTTAAACAATTCTATAACAAAGACTTTACTCCGCAGGATGAGTTTGGATGTAGATTGTTTGATGATTGGACCGAGGATCAATGGTGTCAGTTTGATAATTATATGATAGGGGCGTTACAGGGGTATTTAGTGTCTGGATTCGTGAAGAGTCAGTTTAAAAACTTACCAACTCGTAAATTTATATCTGAAACTAGTCATGAATTTTATGAGTGGATGGGAGATATTGAGAATCAGTATTCAGTTATCGGGCCGAAGCACATTAAGAAAATGGTGTACGACGCGTTCGTTGAAGAATATCCCGACTACGGTCCGAAAGGAAAGATAACTGTCATTAGGAAAAGATTCTATACATGGCTCGACCTATATGGAGAATTTAAGTATGGAGCGTCACCAGAGACCGGTAGAGAATCTACTGGCGCCTGGATTCGATTTAAAAACAAAGAGTACAAACAAACAAAAGCTAAGATATGATTGGAATAGGAATAATATTATTGTTTCTAGTGTGTGTAGAGATTGTATTATCACCTAGAATCGACACCACCAGAGACGGAAAGAAGTTGTTATGGTATGGAAAGAATGAACGTAAATTTATAGAGTTATGAATGCAAAACTGATAAGAAGAATACTAGAAATATTCGAACTGAAACTCCATACAAAAACAGGATGGGGAAGGAACGACGTGTTAAATGTATACAAAGACTCGGTAAGAGAGGTTTTATTAGAGGTTATAGATGAAAACTCTTAGATGGTATCAAGTAGAAGCTAAAAAACAATTATCTGCCGGATGGAAAAAACACCAGCGGCAGATATTAGCTTTGACTACCGGATCCGGGAAGACCTATACATTCGTGGACATGGCTATATCTGCAGCGAAGAGAGGACACACAGTATTGGTTCTTACCCATAGAACCGAATTATTCAGTCAGACATACGAATCATTCGGAGCGATGGGTTCTGAGCCTAAAGTTATAGGCCCGTACAGTAAGGATCTCGAAGAATACACTGGGGTATTTGTCGCGATGGTAGAAACATTGGCTAGACGAAAGCATTTGATCGATTCGTTAAAGTCAAATGTAAAACTTATAATAATCGACGAGGCTCACTTTGGAAACTTCAATAAAATCATCGAGGAATTTCCGGACGCGTTTGTACTGGCTGTTACTGCGACTCCGGTAGGTAAACATTTCTATGAATACTATACAAGTATCGTACAGACAATAGATACTCCTGACTTAATCAAGGAAGGTTTTCTTGTGCCGTATAAAGCGTACCAAATGGCAGATGACTTTTCCGACTTAAAGAAAGGTGCGAACGGAGATTATTCGCATAAATCACAATACGACCACTTCAACAAAGACAAGCTGTATAACGGCGTAATTGACGAATGGAAGAAACGTTGCAAAGGGAAGAAGACGATTATATTCAATTGTAACATTAAACATTCAGACGAGACCGCTCAAGCATTCAGGGACGCTGGAATAAAATCTTACTCGGTAACATCTAAAACTTCTCCTGCAGACAGGGACAGGTATATGGATGAGTTCGAGAATGGAGACTGTATGGTACTTAACAACACTAGTATACTTACCGCTGGATATGACCACCCGCCAATTGAATGTGTGATATTGAATAGAGCTACAGATTCCTTGACGTTGTTTTTACAAATGATCGGGCGGGGGTCTAGATTGTATCCAGGAAAGACGCATTTCATATGTCTTGATTTTGGAGGTAATCATAGCAGGCACGGGATGTGGTCGCAACCTAGAAAATGGGAATTGAAACCACCGAAAAAGAAAAAGAAAGGAGAAGCTGTAGTAAAGAGTTGCCCTAAATGTGAGGCGCTTGTATACAGTTCAGCTAGGGTGTGTGAATTCTGCGGATATGAATTTCCAATAGCAATAAAATCATTGAAGGATGGTGTAATGGAGGAGTATTTTGAAAAAGATGTTCCGACTAAACCGCCAGCTGAATGTACAACTGAAGAGGTAGCTTTATTGGTTCGATTAGACATGATACCAGCAAACAAAGCGGCCTCGTTGATAAAGAGAAGAGGTAGATCAGAATTAGTAATCTTTGCTCGTCACATGGGGTATTCCATGGGATGGGTTCACAATAAAATGAAATATGGATACAGAAAGTAGAATACAACAAGATTGCCTTAGATGGTTCAGGAACAACTACTGCTTGAAACATCACGACCCACAACTGATTATGTTTAGTGTTCCGAATGAAGGCAAGGACCTTATGGAGCAAATAAAAAAGAAAGCGACCGGACTCATGAAAGGTGTGTCAGATACGATAATAGTATTTCCAGGGAAAACTGTATATTGCGAATTCAAAGACGAAAAAGGAAAGCAACGTCCCGATCAGCTATTGTTTCAGGAAAAGGTTGAGAAACTAGGTCATGAGTACTGGTTGATTAGGGATGAGGAGACGTTTCAGGAAAAGGTTTGGAATGAAGTAGAGAAAACTAATATTTGAAAAGTTATGAAAGCAAAAGAAAAAGCAGAAGAATTGGTAAGACATTTCAAGGGTAGAGGTATGGACGGTGATGAAAATTATGCATCTAAAGAATGTGCGTTAATAGTAGTTAATGAGATACTTGATTCACTAGAAACTTACGATACAATAACAGAAGAGCATCTAAAAAATGAATTTGGATTAGATTATTTTAGCTGTGAATTGCAAAATATGGATTCAGATTTTAGATACTGGTGGAAAGTAAAAGAAGAAATAAACAAACTATGAAAAACAAAACACTAAAAATTTGGCTTAGAAGAAACGGTTTACTTTGTAGAAAATACGTGAAAACTAAAGAAAGAATCAGAGTATCACATACAATCATGCCTGATACTTGGCAGTATAAACCATTCGTAAAAGAGTCTCCAATAAAAGACGAAGCAAGAGTGGCGTTCTTCACAAACTTCAATCAGAAGCTGATCGATGAAATCAGAATCAACAACTATGTTGTTGAATTCAAGAGGAAATTTAGAGCTGGAATGCTTAAACGATAACGTTAAATCTATGTTTAGTAGCGGATTAAATACCAAAATATTATGAGAGCAGAAGAAGTACACAGAAATAAATTAAAAGAACTTGGTTACAAAGATGAAGTAATAGAGGAATTAGTTTATAAATACATTGCTAATTGCACCTATGAATTTGCTGAATCGTACCATGCTGAGCTATTAAATATAGATAGTGTTAGCGTTCCGTTTTGTAAGTGTAATTGTCAAGGCTCTGAAAGTGATTGTTCAAATGAACGCTAACGAGTAAAACTAAAAGCCTGTTTTTAAATGGCTTTTTAGATTGTGTTATAAACAGTTAAGATTTAAAAAATGACATCAAAAGAATTATACAAAGAATTAGCAAGTAAAGCACCTCCTAATTATGAATGGATTTGTTTACAGATTAATAAAAAATTGAGAATGTTAGACACGCTTGATAAAGATTATTACAAAAAATACAACACCCTTCAAGGAGTGAAGGAAATTATACAATCAGAAAAAATAAAAAAATGATAGGATTTTACATATTTATAGCATTTACTTTTGGATTGGTAATAGGTGCTTACATAGCAAGGAATAGGCGATATTAATTGTTTATAACACCAAGATTAACAACGTGCGTCAGCATGTAGTTAATCGGCTGTTATCCGCCGTTTTAATGGCGTAATCTAAAACATAACCACATGAGCACAAAAACAGTAATAGACGACCCTAACGTACAGGAATTAGCGAGAGTAATGGATCTGGATATTCCAAAAGAATTTCTAGAAATTACAGATTACCATTATGACGGACCAGGGATAGTTATCGAAGGTATTAATGTTGTAGATAAGGATGGAAAACTAAAAAGAAGAGCTAATCTCCAGAAAGTTTTACCTCACCTAAAAAATATGCATGTAAAATTTTTATAGCTAAATGTCAAATTAAAGACAATTAGTCTTATCTTTAGCAGCATGAAAAACAATAAAGACACAAATCTGGTTAATTACGTCAATTTCGAGATGGATGAGATAAATAATCTTTCCACTGATCTTTACGAATCGATGATGGACAGAGAGAACACTGTAGTTGTAGCTGTCACTGAGTCGATAATTAAACGATTAAGAGCTATTCAGCAATCCCATAAATAATGGAATATAAAAAAAGAGTATTAGAACTTCACAAAGCTGGAGAAACGTCCGCGACCGCCATTGCGAAGAAAATAGTAGAAGAAGGACTTACAGATACACCGATGAGATCGGTTAGATCAAATGTCAGAAACTGGATCGGGAAATTAACACCTCAAGCCAGATCAGAAGAAAAAGTGGCCGACAGGCCATTTGTGCTTTCTGCATGGAACGATTCTGGGTACATGATGGATATCGGTCAGTATTGTGAACATTACGCATTGCCAAGGAAAGATATCAGGAAATACAAACTTGTAAGTCATACTGGAACACCGTTTTACAATATCGAGTTTGCAGAGAAGATCGATATAGAGGGTAGCGATATTGATTACGACCTTATAAAATCTGTCATAACTAGAGAGATGAAGGATAGGTATGTCTATAGAAACGTCCATTCAAATATAAATCGAGAAGCTGTACTTAAATGGGCTGACCTTCACTTTGGGGCTCACATTAGAAACCTACTACTTACAAAGGATTACGACTCAAAAATACTCGAGAAAGGGCTTTTACGTAGCGTAGCTGAAACAAATAATTTCGGTTTTAAAAAGGTTCATGTCCATATAAATGGAGATCTTATCGAATCGTTCAGTGGGCTCAACCACATCAACTCATGGATGAGTATGGATCCAGAGGAAATCGGCCCAAAAGCAGTAATGTTATGTACCAGCCTACTACACAGAGCCCTGTCAAAAATTGACAATCTAGGTATAATTAAAATTGTAGCCGGTAATCACGATAGAACCAGTAAAGCTAACGATGAAGACGTCAAAGGTGGAGCTGCAGAATTGATCGCATGGGGGCTTCAATTGATGGGGTATGAAGTTGAATTCCATCCATACGTTAACACTCACCTAGTAGAAGGTATAAATCATATCAATCTACATGGAGACAAAGGGATAAGTAAAAGATCAACCAAAGATATTATCTGGGATTACGGTATTAAAGGGGTATATAATTTCGTATTTGAAGCTCACCTACACTCTTTAATTGAAAAGATGTCTGTATCTCAGCGGGAAAAGTTTAAAGTTATAAGAGACGACTCTATCGACCATAGGAGGATGCATTTACAAAGTTTCTTCACCGGTAATTACTATTCCGAAACGCTTAACTTTAATTCTAATGCTGGGTACTGTGTAGTATGGGATAATGGAAATGGGCTTCCGCAGGTGTTTAATGGGTGTGTATAAATAATAAAAAACAAATAAAATGATAGTAAAAATTAAAATGAAAGACACAACGACTCCTATTTACTTTGAAGAGGTAGAGAGTCATTTTTTAGAAGGTAATACACTTGCGTTATTATTTAAGGATAATGTTGTTAGGAACTTCCCTATGATACATATATTTTATTACGAGACACAACAAGACAGGGTCAGATTAAAAACGCCCTCTGAAATAACGAGTGACTTTTAACCCTAACCACTACAATAAAACCTCGTTATTAATTTAACGAGGTTTTTTAGGTTCAATTGTATGACCAAACATTCGTAAAACCTGTAATAATCCGTCTAAATTTATATTGGTTTTTCCTTGTTCAATCTTTCTAACAACAGTTAATGATACGCCAGCCCTCAAGGCAAAGTCTTCTTGGGTTATATTGTGATATTTTCTTTTTCTTTTTACAAACTCTGATATTGTACTCATAGTTACATCAATAGAGTCATCAAGTAGATTACTTATGTCTGGGTGTATTATAACAGGTTTTATTAGATTTACATTTAAAAGAAATGAGCCGTCTGTTATGTGTTTTTGAATCCAATAAAGCTCTCTAGAATCTAGGTCTGTATATTCATCTACTTGTTCGATTATTTTAATTATAGGCTTATACCCAAGCTCTTTAAGGTCGTTCACCCATTCTTTTATTTTATGGTTGTGACTTTCCCTTAAGTGTTGTAAAGGTCTAGTCATGCCTTGAGTTGTTTTACCTATGTAATGTACTTCACCTGTAACAGGGCAACACAATGTGTATATTAATTTGTTTCTTATCATAAATACAAATATACTGTTTTATATGCTTTTACGGATAAAGAAAACCCATTATAATGCACTTTTACCCTTACTTTGATACACAACTATAATAAATCTACCCTTACTTTGATACGTATTGAGCTACAAATATCCGTATTATGAGCTATAAAATTAAACCCCACCATACCTAGTGTATAGTGGGATTTTTAGTTTAATGAAGTTTCTTATATCTACCGCCTCTTGATGAAGTTTTGTAATCTTTCGGTCGTAAATCCTCAATTTTATTCTTCTGTATTTCTTTTACGATATACTTGCTGACTCCAAATTGACTCAGCTTCTCGGCTAATTTATCCTTATCGACACCTAGTCTCTCTGCTGAATTATATGCGTCGATCATTTCGTTGTAGATTTCTTTAACCTTATTATTCGATTTTTTATATGCTGCGTTCAATTCATCCTCGTTAATCTCTCCAGCTTCGTATTTTCTATATGCTTTATTGTAATCTCCTTTGGCGTTAGGAAGGTTACCCCCAATACTTTTTATTTTGAATCCGAACTGTTCCTCTACATTCGTTTCAATCACTCTGAATCCAGATAGTGCAGCACCAATTTCAGTGCCTCTGTCTTCAGAATCGATCACTCTATTTATAGACGTCACTGTTCCTGGCTGTACTAATTTCCACACGAAAGCCATTATATCTGCGCTCTGATCTGTTTTATTATCTGTCACATTCCATATAGGCCGACCGTAAGAGTCTTTATTATTAACAAGGCTATTCGCAGCGGCAGTTGTTATCTCAACACCTACAAACGGCTCTATCAATTCAATCAAACCCTTCCCTACCGCATCAAGTGTATCCTCACCTGACAGCATTGAGTTTACTAGTTTATGCATAGCCCCGTGAGGGTCAGAAGCACTAAAATCAATATACTTTACCTTTCCATTTGCAGCTTCCAATATTAATAAGTCAGACTTCTCAGACCATGGAGCGATGAACTTTCTAATATCCTCGCTTTTTTGGTCTTCCTCGTCATCGTTAAAAATACCTCCAACGATCCCGGCTAGCCCAGTTCCAGCTGCAACGCTAAAGTAGGATAGTATAGCAGTTTTAGCTGACAAGTAAGTTATTGCGCCAGTTAATCTTCTTGCTCCAATCTTTCTTATCGCTGGATTTTCAGACGACAATTCATTTGTAGTCATTAGCGCTGTGTTTACCGCTGTACGATAAGACTCAGCTTGGAATGAAATAAAGTTACCGATCAATGGGAACCTTCGAATTTTTTGAATTGCATCTGGAACTCTTGAGTATGTAGGGTAAGTGTTTTTTACAATCTCAGCTACGACTTCATCGACTTGCCCCTGTTCCTCTTTTGATAGTTCAGATTTATTTTTTCCGAACATAGCTTTTGAATATCGTGACAATTCATTCTCGTAAGCTACAATCTTAAAGAAATCATCCTCAGCTTGATAGGCGTCCTCCAATACTTTCTTACCTTTAAGCGCGAATCTTTTTGATTTCTGCCATGCGTTTAGCTCTTTATTTGTAAGCCTTGTCGCCATGGCATTGTCCCAGTTAGCATCCTTAAACATATCCATTATCTCACCTAATCCGGCAGACTGCTTAACAATTCCTAATGAAATGTAATGATTCATTTTTTCTCTGAGATCTCCTTTGTTTTTTGAAGAGAAATCATTCTTAACTGTTTTATATGACCCTCGCATTTCTGATAAATCAGAATGCCCATTCAA